GGGATAGACACTGAATATCTCAAAAGGCTTGCCAAAAAGAGGGAGGGAGAAATCCCCCGTGCATAAAATTCAAAATTTATGCAGAAACCGTGAAACCAACAGCGAACCTCCGGACACAATATAGTCAAAAATTTATGGATTTATGGCTATATTTTAGTACAAAATGTACATAAAATATCCTAAAATGGTTCAAAACAACTCAAAATACCGTTATTTCATATCAGTTTGCTGAAAAGCACTGATTTTGAAAATAAATATCAATGCATACTGAATGCATAATGCCTCAAATGCGATGATACGAAAGGGAAAAGGCATGATGAACAGAGAACAGCTTGAGATAAAAGCTGAATCCATCCGAAAGATGGCAGACAACAGCGGATGCGGCGATGATTTCTTCTTTGTCACCACTTTTGACAGGTACTTGGTTCAGCTGAGGATCCTTGAGGATTTGGAAAAGGCAATCAATGAAGAGGGAATGCTTGTATCCAAGGAATATGTGAAAGGCCGCAAGAACCTCTACACAAATCCGGCTGTTTCAGATTTCAACAGAACCACAGACAGCGCAAACAAGACAGTATCAACACTGATCCGGATCATCAAGAGTTTTGGAACAGGCACGAAAGAGGAAGATGATCCGCTGATGGACATCCTCAATGAGTAAGGCATATGACTTTTGCAAAAAGTCTGTGCGGCTGAAGACCACTCCCAAGTATGTGAAGATCCAGATGAAGGAGTGGATGAAGATCAGTGACGGCAAGGACGCTAAATATGTTGTGTCTTCAAAGAAGCTGACACAGATTGAGAACATCCTGAAGCTTCTGATCATGCCTAAAGGCTTGAAGGCCGGACTGACAGTCTATGAGTGCTCAACTGGCTATCAATGGCTGTTCTATACAGCTGTGTTATGCACAGTGTATCGGAAGAATCCGGATAAGAGGCGATATGAGACAGCACTTCTGGAGATATGCCGGAAGAACTTCAAAACATATACAATCGCTACACTGTTTATCATCCTGTTCCTCACAGAACCACAGTTCTCAAAGTTTTATTCTGTGGCTCCGGATTATCAGCTGTCCAAGGAGATCAAGGAGGCCATCTCAGAAACGCTTAGAAGCTCTCCAATGGTTTATGAGTATGCCGGAAAATCCAGATGGAAGATCATAAGAGATCTGATAGCGTTCAAGCCTAAGAACATTGAATACTATCCTCTGGCCTTTTCGAATAACAGGATGGATGGCAAGCTTCCAAATGCTTTCTGTGCTGATGAGGTTGGTGCTCTTCCCACTTCTTATCCAATTGATGCGATGAGATCAGGACAGCTGAACATCCTCAACAAGCTTGGTTTCATCATCTCCACAAAGTATCCAACAATCGACAATCCCTTTGAGGATGAAGTTGCCTACTGCAAAAGAGTCCTGGATGGAACAGAGAAGGATGAAACTGTTTTTGCTCTCTTATATGAGCCGGATTCTACAGATTGGGAGAACAATGATCTTGTGCTGAAACAGGCAAATCCTGTGGCTCTTGAGATTCCGGAAATATGGGAAGATCTCTTGAAGAAGAGAGCCAGAGCCATTGCCATTGAGGCCTCCAGAGAGAACTTTGTAACGAAACATTGCAATATCATCTATCAAGGTTCCGGCACAGAAACATATATTGATGTGAAGGATGTGCAGAAGTGCAGAGTTGCCCAAATAGATTGGACTGGCAGAGTTGTCTATCTTGGTTTGGACTTGTCCGAGACAAATGACAACACATCTGTGTCAATGGTAGCTGTTGATGATGACAACAACATCCTGGCTGATTCATTCGCTTTCATTCCGGAAGGAAGGATAGACGAAAAAACAGCATATGAAAAAGTGAATTACAGAGAGCTGTGCAGATCCGGCAAGGTTTTTGCCTGTGGTGACCGAGTCGTTGACTACACATTCATAGAATCCTTCATTCAAGGGATTGAAGCAAAATATGGTGTAGCCGTCCAGGCTGTAGGATTTGACAGATGGAATGCATTGTCATCCGCACAGAAACTGGAAAAGGCAGGGATGAACATGGTGGAGATCAGACAGCATTCCTCCATTCTTCATCCTCCCACTAAATTCCTGAAAGAGGCCATCCTCTCTGAGAAATTCAAATATACAAAGAACACACTTCTGGAGATCAACTTTCAAAATGCCAGATGCTCCTATGACACAAACAGGAATCTGTATGTGCATAAGAAGAAGAGCAAAGGGAAGGTTGATATGGTGGTCAGCCTCATAAATGCTGTGTACCTTCTCCAACAGGATCAGATATTGAACCAGATGGATTTCACCATCCAGGTAATTTAGAAAGGAGGTGAAAAATGGCTAAGAAAAAGAAAATAAAAACAAGAGATGTCACACCTCCTGTGTCAGATGTCCTTCTCAAAGCCTTATTGGGAAATGAAGTCATCACCAGAGAGAAGGCCTTGACTCTCCCTCCGGTGAGTGCCTGTGTGGATTTTATCTCAAACTGCATAGCCTCCATGCCAGTGAAGCTGTACAAGCGCAAGGATGACAAGATTGTAGAGGTAAAGGATAACAGGGTAAGGCTTCTCAATGGAGACACTGGAGATACCTTGAATGCCTTTGAAATGAAGAAGGCCATGGTTGAGGACTATCTTCTTGGCAAAGGTGGCTATTGCTACATCCACAGAAAGAGAAATGAAGTTGAATCCCTCCATTATGTGAGTGAGATCTATATATCATTCCTTAAGAACTACAAGCCTATATTCAAGGACTACAAGATCCTTGTGGAAGGCAACGCCTATGAACCTTATGAGTTCATCAAGCTTCTGAGAGCCACCACAGATGGTGCAAAGGGAAGAGGACTCACTGAAGAGGTTTCCAAGGCCATTGAGACCGCTTACAGAACATTGCTGTATCAGTTGGGCATGGTCAAGGCAGGAGGCAACAAGAGAGGATTCCTGCAAGCCAAATCCAAGCTTGGTCAACAGGAGATAGACACATTAAAAGCGGCCTGGAGAAACCTCTATTCTTCCAGTGAAGAGAATGTGGTGGTTCTGAATAACGGCCTTGAGTTCAAGGATGCATCAAACACCTCTGTGGAGATGCAACTTGATCAGAACAAAGCCACTCTCACAAAGGAGATCAACAGCATCTTTCATGTCTATCCGGAAGACTTTGACAGAACATTCAAGGAGGCCATCTATCCCATTGTCAAAGCCTTTGAGACTGCCTTGAATTGTTCTCTGCTTCTGGAGAAGGAAAAGAAAAATCATTTCTTTGAACTGGATGTGAAGGAGATCATCAGAGCATCTCTCAAGGAAAGATATGAATCATATAAACTCGCCAAAGAAACAGGATTCATCACTCTGAATGAGATCAGAAGAGCTGAGAACATGGAGTATGTGGATGGACTGGATGTGGTGAATGTCGGCCTTGGTGCTGTTCTGTACGACACCAACAAACACATCTACTATACGCCTAACACAGACACCATTGGAGACATGAACGACAACATCAATGGTGTTGATGCCATGCTAGAGGGACATGAGTTAGCTGAAGCCTATGATCAGAGCGGCAACAGCGCAGAGAGAACGGAAGGAGGTGATCCAATTGGAAGTGAGGATCAGGAATGATTCTGTAGAGATTGAGGGGTACGTGAATGCTGTGGAGAGAGCCAGTAAGCCGCTTTTTTCACGTATTGGACAGTTCATCGAAAAGATCTGCAAAGGAGCATTCCAGAGAGCCATAGATCAGAATGATGATGTGCTGATGTACCTCAATCATGATCCAAGTAAGATCCTGGCAAGGACATCTGATAAGACTCTGGAACTTTATGAGGATTCCATTGGACTTCACGCCAGAGCTGTTGTGACAGATCCGGAAGTGATGGAGATGGCGAGAAATGGTGATCTGGTGGGATGGTCTTTCGGATTCTATGACAAGGATGTGGAAGATCTCACAGATTCTGAGACAGGACTTCCAATGAGGAAGGTAAGAGATCTTGATCTCAGAGAGGTCTCAATTATCAACAGGCAGAAGTCTCCTGCCTATGACGGCACTCTTGTTTGTGTGAGAGATGATGAGCCGCCTATGAACACAGGAGAGCCGATTGAAGAGGTTCGGATCATTGAAGAACCTAATGACAGATCTGAACAGGAAGAACCTGTTGAGATAGATTACAGCAAATATGAAAATCTCATTGCCGAGATGAAGGAGGAAGCATGAGGAAGGAACTGACGGAAAGAAAGAATGATCTGATCACCAGAGCTGAAACTGTTCTGAATACAGCCAAGCAGGAGAAGAGAGAGCTGACAGAGGCAGAGGCCGCTGAACTGGCAGAGATCAGAGACAACGTGAGAAAGATCGTTGAGACACTGAAACTGGATGATGACATCCGTGATCTGGCAGAAACCGAGATCCCCAAAGAGGAAGAGAAAAAGGAGGAGAAGGAAGTGACTGATACTAAGGAAGTGATGGAGGCAAGAGCCTTTGAGAATTATCTCCGTGGAAGAGTGATCCATGAGAGAGCAGGTGAACTGACTCCTGCAACATCCGGCACTGGCATCGGCCTTGGTGGTGCTCTGATCCCTGAGACCATCGTTGACAGGGTCATCCGCAAGGTCTATGACATCTGCCCCATTCTGGATCGGAGCCAGAAGTTTAATGTGAAGGGTACTCTCCAGGTTCCCTACTATCCGGCAGACGCACAGAAGATTGATGTGGCCTACCAGGATGAGTTTGTTCAGCTGTCCTCCAGTTCCGGTTCGTTCGCCACTGTTTCTCTGACCGGCTATCTGGCCGGAGCACTGACCAAGGTTTCCAGATCCCTCATCAACAATGTTCAGTTCGACATTGTCGGCTTTGTGGTTGATGAGATGGCATATGCTATCAAGAGATTCATTGAGCATGAGCTTCTGATCGGTACTTCCGGCAAGGTTACTGGCCTTTCCACTCTGACCAACGGCATCACCGCCGCCTCTGCTACTGCGATCACCGCTGAAGAGGTCATCAGACTCCATGACACCATCAAAGATGAGTTCCAGGCAAATGCTATCTGGATCATGCATCCTTCCACCAGAACGGCTCTGAGGACGCTGAAGGCCAACACTGGCTATTTCCTTCTCAATGATGACATCTCCACTCCGTTTGGAGCAAGTATCCTTGGCAAGCCTGTCTACGTTTCGGACAATATGCCTGAGATCGGATCCGGCAAGGATGTCATCTACTATGGTGACATGAGGGGTCTGGCTACCAAGTTCAACGAAGAGATCAACATTGAGGTTCTCCGTGAACGCTACGCTGATGAACACGCTGTTGGCGTTGTTGGTTGGTTTGAGTTTGATTCCAAGGTCATTGATGAACAGCAGATCGCCAAGCTGACCATGAAGGCTTGATGAGGTGACCATGTACAAAGCACTAAAAATGTTTTGCGGCATGGTTTCCATGGCAGAGGGAGAGGTTAGGGACATTCCTAACCTCTCTATTGCTGAAGATCTTCTGAGATGCGGATACATTGAAGAGGTCACGCCTCCTAAAGCCGCAAAGAAAAAATCAAGAAAGGAGGCAAAGGATGGAACTGACTGATCTGATCTACACTTGTACCAAGTCATTCACTGTTGGTGCTTATTCATTTGAGGCCGGAAAGGTCTATGGATATACCAAAGAAGAGCTTGCACAGATTCCACAGGAAGATCTGATGGTAATCTATCAGAACATCGTAAGTGGAGAGTATGGAACGGTTACCACACCGGATTATATCAAGAAAACTTATCCGGATGGCGCACTTGTAAACAGCACTGTCAATGTGGCAATGATCACGGAAGGTGAAAGTGTTGTTGACATTCAGAATGCTACGGTTCCGGAGCTGACGGCGATCATGCAAGCAGAGTATGATGGTCTTCTTACTCTCGCTAATCTGCAAAAATCAAAAGTGTTTGTACTGAAACCATTCACGCTTAGAAATGTGATCTTCAATCTGTATCAGGTGAGAACGCTTCTCTGCACATCGGACGAGTTTCAAAACCTTATTAGCCAGAACGCAATTGAGATTGCTGATGAATATTCTTTTGGCAAACTCTATGTGGCTCTTGTCTCTTTTGCTGATCCGGTCACTGGACTCTCTTTGTACCAGGGAGAGATCATCAATGGATATACATCCATGGCTTATGCACAAAAAACAGCATTTGAAAAGATGATCAGAGATGGTGTCATAAAGGAGTATGTTGATCCTATCTTTGGTGCAAAAGCCAGAACAGTAAGTGTGAATGTAACCAAAGGAACGGCAAAAGTTAGTTTGCTTGATCTGTCCACAGATGTTCTCAGTGAGTCATATGTTAGTTCAGGAACATCAAGTGTGATTTATGTTCCATATTCCAGTGGTAAGGTTGTATTCACAGCACTGATCCAGAACAGCCGCAACATCACTGTTTCTCAAAAATCTGGAATTGAGCTTCTTGGATATGTCGAAAAAGCCGGAACTACCGAAAAAATAGCTGTTTTTTCTGTTGATCCGGAAGGTGAAGCATCAATCACATTCTCTGTATCATAGGAGCTGACATGATTGAAAAGGTAAGTGATATCACTGTTGAATACCTTCTTGATTTCTGCCATGTGGATTCTCCTGATGAACATGATGAGGCCACATTATCCACTGCACTTCTGGCATCAAAAGCCTATGTGAAGTCTTACACAGGCCTTACAGATGCAGAGATGGATTCTTATCCGGAGATCGTTCACTGTGTGTTGGTGCTATGCCAGGATATGTATGACACCAGAGCGGCCTATGTGGACAAATCCAATGTGAACAAAGTTGTGGAGTCTATCTTGAATCTTCATGTGAGGAATTTTCTATGATCAATGCAGGAGACTTCAACAAGAAGATTGAGATTCATAAGGCCGTATGGGTAAATGATGGAGGCTTTGAATCTCTCACTGTTGGTGATCTTGTTCTAAAGGCTCATGCCAAAGTGAAGACCACCAGAGGATTCACCATCATTGCCAATGATTCTGATTTTGAAAAGGCTCTTACAAACTTCACAATCAGGGTTCCCAATGTGGAGATCACAAGGGATATGATCATCCTGTTCAGAGACAAGATCTACACTATTGAATATCTGAAGAACGTGGATGAGGCTGACATTCTCCTTGAGATGCAGTGTAAGGAGGTGACTCACTGATGGCTCAATTTCGTGTGTCCCTTCCGAAAGAAGAGATGGAGCAGTTCAAATTCATTGAACAGAATGCAGAACATATCTTTGGTGAGATGACCAAGGAGGCGGCTGAAGCTGTAGCCGCTAAAGTGAGAGCCAACGCACCTGTGCCGGAGATCTCTCATGGCGTGAAGGTGTCCAGGACATACAAAACTCCCACTGATGACGGCATCAATACGAAGGTATATATCTCCGGATACATCAAGAATCAGGGGAATGCATTCACCAGGAGAGGCCGTCCCAACTCCAAGCAATACACCTCTTACAAGGGTAAGCCTCTGGAGTTCATCGCCAAGGTTCTGGAGTATGGCACATCTTACCGCTTCACAAACAATGGAGCATATAGAGGCTTTGTGGGCAAGAAGCCATTCTTCAGAAAGGCCTTCACACCATCCATGATTGATGCATTGATGAAGAAGGTGCAGGAGAGAGAATCAAAAGGGATCCTGTCAGAATGAATGAACAGATAGAACAGATCTTTAAGAACTTCACTGTGGATGGTAAAGCCATTCCGGTGAAGTTTCTTTATTATCATGGTCATGGTGAACCTTATGTCACCTACATGAACACATCTTCTGGAGAATCCCTCTCCGGAGATGATGATATCCTTGGATATGTTGCTTACTATGATTTTGATGTCTATGCAAAAGGCAACTATACCAGGATCATGAATGCTGTCTTTTCCAAACTGAAAGAGGCCGGATGGACATTTCAGCCATCCATGTGCTCTGAAGATATGTATGAGGAAGAGACTGGATATTTTCACAAAACACTTTGTTTCGCTATGCCTGTTGAAATGGAGGATTAAAAAATGGCGAAAATTGGTCTCAAGAATTTTCTTTACGCAACGCTGACAGAGGCGGCTGACGGTACTGCCACATATGGCACTCCCAAGAAACCTGCCAAGGCAGTTTCCTGCAATGTGTCGATCAGTAACAATGAGGCATCTCTGTATGCTGATGATGGCCTGGCTGAGAGTGATACTTCTTTCGGATCCGGCACAGTGACCATTGGCATTGATGATGAAGACGATGCCACCATGGCTGATCTCCTTGGACACACCATCTCTGAACAGGGTGAGATGGTAAGGAATGCCAATGATACAGCTCCTTATGTCGGTTTCGGCAGGATCATCACCAAGATGGTAGGTGGAGTCTACAAGTACAAAGTTGAGTTCATCTGCAAGGCCAAGTTTGGTGAGCCTTCTCAGGAGAACAACACCAAGGGTGAATCCATTGAGTTCGGCACTTCCGAGCTTGAAGGAACTGTGGCACAGCTTGCAAATGGTGACTGGAGCAAGTCTCAGACATTCGACACCTTTGCGGAGGCACAGACTTACCTCAACAATTGCTTCACTCCTGCAACTTGAATATAAAAGGATGGTGAAATGAGATGAAAAGCAATGTACAGAACATCCTTTACAAGGGAAAAGAATATCCGCTTGTATTCAATCTGAATGTCATGGAGATCATCCAGGATGAGTATGGCACACTTGACAGATGGGGTGATCTCATGCATGGCGAGGAACCATCTGCCAAGGCCGTCAAATTCGGACTTGGTGCAATGCTGAATGAAGGAATTGATATTCGTAATGAGGATGAAGGGACTAATGATCCCATGCTCACTCCCAAACAGGTGGGAAGGATCCTCACTGAATATGGCCTGTCTGGCGTTACACAGCTTCTGTCTCAGACTGTGGTGGAGTCCACAAAGAGTGCTGAAAAAAACTCATAATCCATGAGGAATCTGAACCAATAGATTTCTCATGGTTTTATTTTATCGGCAAAAAGAAGCTAGGTCTTTCTTTCAAGGAGACAGGAAGACTGACATTGACGATGTTCAATAAGCTTTACAAGCATTACAAAGATGATTGGAGCCTTGAGATGAGGCTTTTCAGGAATGATCTGACTTATGAAGAAGCCTTCCAGAAGGCTCAAAAAGAAGAGGAGTGGCTATGAGTTTCGGAGGCGCAGTCAAACTCACAGGTGAGCAGGAATACAGAAATGCTGTAAAACAGATCACCAGTGATCTTGGCAAGATGTCGGATGCTCTCCAGAAACAGGCATCTGATTTTACAAAGTCTGATAAAGGACTCATCTCCAATGCTCTTGATCAAAAGAAGCTTACAGATGCCATCCAGAGGCAGAAGGACGCTGTTAACCAGGCTAAAGCCTCCTATCAAGGCTATGCCACACAGCTTGAAGCACAGAAGACAAGGCATCAGGCTCTTACTAAGGAATACAGAGATGCTGTCAAGGAATTAGACAGGATCAAGAAGGAATCCGGCGAGACTTCCGATGAGTACAAGAAACAGGCTCAAGCTGTAGACAAACTGGAACAGGAACTGACTCAGAGCAACATAGAGATGGATGAATCCAAATCCGCTATGAGTGCTCTGAAAAGGGAGATCTCTTCCGGCCAGTCAGCATATCAAAATGCCGAAAAGGCTGTTGATGGACTTGGAAACGAAACTGAAGAATCCGGAGAACAGGCAAAGAAAGCCTCTGAAGGATTCACAGTGTGGAAAGGCATCCTTGCTGATCTTGGTGCAACAGCCATCAAAGGAGCCATAAGCGGCCTCAAGAACCTTGGTTCTGCCTTTGTTGACATGGGCAAACAGAGCCTGGAGAACTATGCCCAATTTGAACAGCTTGAAGGAGGCATGGAGAAGCTCTTTGGAGATGACGCACAGGCCGTCATGAAGAATGCCAATAATGCATTCAAGACAGCCGGAATGGATGTCAACACCTATATGGAGACTGTCACAGGCTTCTCAGCTTCTCTGATCTCCGGACTAGGTGGAGACACTGCCAAGGCCGCTACTCTGGCTGATCAGGCCATTCAGAATATGTCTGACAATGCCAACACATTCGGCACAGACATGGATACTCTCCAGAACGCATACCAGGGATTTGCAAAAGGAAACTTCAATATGCTTGATTCATTGTCCCTTGGCTATGGAGGGACTAAGAGTGAGATGCTCAGACTGGTCAAGGATGCCGGAGTGGTAGAGGATTCCGTACAGAGCCTTGATGATGTTTCTTTTGATCAGATGATTGAGGCCATTGGCATTGTCCAGGATCGAATGAACATCACTGGAACCACAGCCAATGAAGCCTCAAAGACCATTGAAGGCTCAATGAATGCCGCAAAGGCGGCATGGCAGAATTTCTTAACCGGAATAGCGGATGATGATGCTGACTTTGGACAGCTCACAGAGAACCTAACTACAGCCATAGGAGATCTGGCAAACAATCTCATTCCAAGGATTCAAACCATTATCTCTGGAGTAGGGAAAGCGGTTCCTAAGCTTCTTGAGAACCTTATGCCACAGATCATGTCTGTAGTGCCTTCCATGCTCTCAGAGGCTGTTCCTGTGCTTATAGAGACCATCACAACACTGGCTGATACAGTTTTGAATGATGCTTTGCCACAGGTGATGGATCTTCTTCTTGGAAGTGTTCCACAACTGCTTGAGGCAGGTATTCAGATTCTCACATCACTGATAGATGGTGTGTCTTCTGCTATTCCAATGCTTTTAGAGAAGGTTCCGGAGATCATCATGGATCTGGTGACGATGTTCAGTGAACAGCTTCCTAACCTCATCCAGAGTGGAATTGGAATGGTGGATTCCATCATAAACGGCCTTGATCAGACACTTCCTGTTCTTGTGGCACAAGCACCTACGATGATCACACAGCTTACCACAGCGATCATCAATAATCTTCCATCCATCATCCAGGCCGGAGTGAGGGTGATCACAGCTCTGATCAATGGAATCCTCAATTCACTGCCTTCTCTGGTGGCAAGCGTTCCTAGAATCATCAGCTCCATTGTGTCCACTCTTGCGGCGAATATGCCACAGATTCTGAATAGTGGTAAACAGCTCATCCAGGCTCTGAGAAATGGTGTGATGGGAGCCATTGGCCTTGTGGTGAGTGCCGCTTCTGCTATCGGATCCAGATTTGTGTCCGCTCTGGCATCTATTCCATCCAGGCTGATAAGTGTTGGAACCAACATGGTAAAAGGCATCTGGAATGGTATTTCAAATGCCACAGGATGGATCATTGGCAAGATCAGAAGCTTTGGTGATTCTGTTGTGAGAGGCATCAAGTCAATCTTTGGTATCCATTCTCCTTCCACAGTGATGGAGAACCAGGTTGGTAAATACCTTGCACAGGGTATTGGAGTAGGCTTCACAGATGAAATGAAGTCTGTTACCACTCAGATGCAGAATGCCATTCCTTCATCCTTTGATGTTGGAGCCACTCTGAATGCTCCTGGCTCTTCCTTTGGTATGGTAGAGTCCTTCAAACAGGCTTTATCAGAGATGAGAATAGAGCTTGATGATGAGGTTGCCGGAAGATTTGTTGATAAGACCGTCACAAGGCTTATTTACACATAAGGAGATTCCATGAATTGGATCACTCTCAATGGAATTAGAAGCACAGATGTGAAGGGATTGATGATTCAATCCCTTCCTCCTGTTGTGAAGCCAAAAAAGAGAACATCTATAGAGACCATTGACGGAAGAGATGGAGACATTGTCACTGTATTAGGATATGAAGCCTATGACAAGGAATGCAAAATAGGCCTGTTTGGTGATTTCGATATTGATCAGGTGATTTCCTACTTTGATTCAGAGGGAGAAGTGGTCTTTTCCAATGAAAAGGGGAAATTTTACAGATATCAGATCCTGGATGAAATCGAATTTTCTAAACTCATTCGTTTCAGAGAGGCCACAGTGACATTTCATGTTCAGCCTTTCAAATTCTCGGATGTAGACAGGAAGAAAACCTTCAATCCTGTTGGTCATTCCATCACAATCACCAACAGAGGGAACACTTTTTCAAAGCCTGTCTACCATATCAAGGGTTCCGGCATGATCACGCTTGAGAGTGTAACCATTGATATGCGGACATTTGGAGAGATCACCATTGACACAGAGGGTCTGGAGGCCTATCAGGGAGATGTTCTCCTGAATCGCTATGTATATGGCTCCTATGACTCTCTTTTCCTCCATTCCGGAGAAAACATTCTCACATGGTCTGGAGATATCACAGAAATCACACTGGAAAACTTC